AGCGCCGGTTAACTTCGGTCGCATGTACAGATGAATGTAAAGATGGAAATAGACTCAACCAGGTTGCAAGCCAACCTGAGGAAGTTGCAAAAATCCATCCCAGCAAAAGTAAAGCGCACGCTAATGCAGACCGCGCAATTCGGTACAACTATTATCCTAGACCGCACTGAAAAAGGCATTGGGTACAGTGGCAGGTTTAAGCCTTATGACGCTAAGTACAGAGCTTACAAGAGGCAAGGCTGGCCGTCTAGCAAACCAGGCGCCCGAACGTACAGGCCTTCGTTTGGTGGCGACAGTAGCGGGACGGTTAACTTAAACGTCACCGGCAAGATGCTTGCCTCAATACAAAGCAAGTACGTTAGCAATGGAGTGGCGCAGATTTACTTTAGCAGGGCGACCGAGGCCAAGAAGGCGGCTTTTAACAACGACAAAAGGCCGTTCTTTGGGTTTAATCAAATTGAAAAAGCGCGACTTAGCAAGTTTTTCTTTAAGAGGCTGAAATGAGCAAACGAGAATCCATTGCGGCCAATTTGGTATCAACTTTGCTAGGCACGGCAGGAATCACTTTTGTGACCCGCGAGCCTTTTGACTTTGAAAAGCTATCAAATGCACAGTATCCAGCCATATTGGTTCAATCGTCTGGTGAAAGCAGAGACGACATTACTATTGGCGGCACAAATATCACCCGCGAGGGTACAATTGACTATTCGCTAATCGGTTACGTTAAAGGCACTGCAATAGACACTGCTAGAAACGAACTGGTTGAGTTGATTGAAGAATCATTGGACGCAGACAGGACGCGAGGAGGCCACGCGCTGGATTCTCAAATCGTTACCGTTGAGACTGATGAAGGCTCGATTGCCCCAATAGGTGGGGTTTTCGTAACGGTTCGTGTTCTTTATAATTTTACCCGTGGGGCAACGTAAGCTCTACACACTGAAAGGCAAATCATGGCTACACATAAAGGCTCAGAAGGTTCGGTCGCAGTTGGTTCTAACGCCATTGCTGAGGTTCGTTCTTTTTCAATCACCGAATCAGCAGACACTATTGAAGACACCACGATGGGCGATGCAGCGCGCACCTACAAGCCCAGCTTGACATCGTTCAGCGGCTCTGTAGAAGTGTTTTGGGACGAGACAGATACCAACGGCCAGGTTGCACTAGCAGTTGGCTCTGAGATTACATTTAACGTCTACCCAGAGGGTTCAACAAGCGGCGACGCTTACTTGACCGGCTCTGCCATTGTTACCGGCAAGACAATCAATTCGTCTGCTGACGGCATGGTTGAGGCGTCTGTTTCCTTGCAGGGTAATGGCGCGTTGACAACTGGCACAGTGTCTTAATGTCGCTAGGCCAAAGGTTAGCCGCCAAACGGCAAAACAACCGCAAGCAAATCGAGGTAGCCGAATGGGGTGATGATGCTCCATTGATTGTCTACACTAGTGCTTTGACCTGTGCTGACGTTGACAAGCTGCAACGCAAGCATAAGGACTTTATGGGCAACCCGACTATCGCAGCGATGGTTGATTTGCTTATCATGAAGGCCGAGGACAAGGACGGCGAAAAGCTGTTTACTCTGGAAGACAAGCCGTTTTTGATGCGTGAGCCTGTAATTCTCATTTCGACCATTGCTGGTCAAATGTTTAGCACCATTGAGACGGTTGAAGAACTGGGAAACGACTAAAGGCAGACAGTTTGCGGTTCAACATGATTGGACTTGCAGACCGTTTGCACAAGACGATTCAAGAGATTGAGGAAATCCCAGTTACAGAGTTGAACGAGTGGCTTGCGTATTTCCAGCTAAAGGAAGAAAAAAATGGCGGCAAATGACGTAAACATTCGGATAAAAGCGGTAGATGATACCGACAAGGCGTTTAGGTCTGTAAAAAGTTCATTAGGTGGGCTTAAAAACGCCGTCTTTAGCGTCCAGGGCGCTATTGCTGGGATAATTGGTGGCGCAACTATTAGCACGATTGTTCAAGCCAACCGTTCGTTCCAAAGCCTGCAAGCAAGCCTGATTACTTTTACAGGCTCTGCTGAAGCGGCTTCTAAACAGTTTGAAGTCTTACAGAAGTTTGCCGCAACCACCCCATTCGCTTTAGAAGAAGTCGTTGGTGGCTTCAACAAGCTAATTGCTAGGGGTATCAACCCATCTATTGAGTCATTAACCGCTTTTGGCAACATCGCCAGCGGCACTGGCAAAAGCCTGGACATGTTTATTGAGGCAGTTGCTGACGCTGCTGTGGGTGAATTCGAGCGACTTAAAGAGTTCGGTATTAAGGCCAAATCGGAAGGCGACAAAGTTTCCCTTACCTTTGGCGGTGTTACCAAAACCATTGGGAAAAACTCACAAGAAATGCTTGGTTACCTTGAGCAACTTGGGCAGACAAAGTTTGCAGGCTCAATTGAGAGGCAAGCAAATACAATCGGCGGCGCTTTTTCTAATTTTGGCGACTCAATTTCAACGCTTAGTGTGGCTATTGGCGAAGCTGGTTTAAACGACTTTCTTCTCACAGCCACAAGAGAAATGAGCCGCTTAATAAACGTTACAGCACAGGCAACAAAGGCCAATTTAGGTCTAATTGACGTTATTGGAATAACTTTGCGAGAGGCTTTCAGTGGCGCAACAGAGTCATTAAAAATCTACAGAGAGGAGTTAGAGACGCTAAGAAAAGGGCGAAGCATTTTAGATTTTTTAGGTTTTGATTTAACTAACTCAAACAAAGAAATTGATGATGTCCAAAAGAAGATAAACATCTTATTGATGTCAGAGAGAACTTCTAGCAGGGGTATGGGATTTGCAGACCCAAGGATAATCAAAAGCCCAGTAAAAGCCTCGCCATCCACGCAAGACAGCGGGGCAGTTAAAGCCGCAGCAGACTATGCCAAACAATTAGCATCTCAACGTGCAGAGTTAGCTAGCCTCATGACGGTTGAGGAAACCCGCGCCCGCAAAGGTATTGCTGAGATGTACCGACTGCGCGATGCTGCCAACGAAAGTGGGCAGGCTTTTAGGAACTCTTACGCAGAGGCTAAAAAGTTGCGTGATAACGTTGGTGGCGCTGAGATGATTGCCATTCGCGAGACTGTAGAGGCAATGAAAACGCCTTTAGAGCAGTTTGCAGATGGCATCAAGACCGTTGAGGACTCGATGCAGGACATAGCCCTTGGTGGACTTATGAAGTTAGAGGATGGCTTGGTTGGCCTTATAAACGGCACAAAGAGCGCGTCTGAAGCGTTCCGAGACATGGCCAGCTCAATTATCAACGATATGATTCGCATGGTGATTCAGCAAAGCATTACAGCACCTTTGGCGGGTGCTTTAAGCGGTGCAATAAGTGGTATGTTTGGTGGCGCATCGGCACCGGCAATTCCTAGTGCAATTGGTGGCTCGGTTCAGTCAGGCAGGACACACCTTGTCGGCGAGCGTGGGCCAGAGTTGTTCATACCATCGGCCAGCGGCTCAATTGTTCCAAACAACGCAATGGGTGGCGGTGGCATAACCGTGGTGCAAAACATAAATGTAAGCACCGGCGTACAACAGACCGTTCGCGCTGAGATAATGACCCTAATGCCTCAAATCTCAAACGCTGCTAAATCAGCAGTTGCAGAGGCAAGATTACGTGGCGGCTCATTCGGCGCTGCAATGAGGTAAACATGGCAATCTCTTATCCAGTCACTTTCCCAGCCTCAATTGGCGTTAGCTCAATAAACATTCGGGCTAAAACCGTGGTTGGCGTTAGCTCGTCACCATTTACTGGGCAACAGCAAGTCTATAAACACCAGGGTCAATGGTGGGAGGCGGAGGTAAGCCTGCCGCCAATGAAGCGAGACGAGGCCGAGCAGGTAGTTTCGTTTCTTATCAAGATGAATGGTCAATATGGCACTTTCTTGATGGGCGACTTTCTAAGCACGGCGCCCAGAGGCATTGGTACTGGCGCGCCACTTGTAAACGGTGCAAGCCAGGCGGGTGATGAATTGGTCACTGATGGCTGGACTGTAAGTACAACTGGCATACTGAAAGCCGGTGATTGGATACAGCTAGGCTCCGCTTCTACTTCTACATTGCACAAGGTTTTAGACGATGTAACCAGCGATGCGTCAGGAAATGCCACCCTAAACATATTCCCCAACCTACGTTCAGCACCTGATGACAATGCAATAATCACAATCAGCAGTCCTAAAGGGCGGTGGCGCTTGGCCAGCAATGAGACGGACTACGCAATTGACAACGCCAGCATATACGGCATGACCTTCGCCTGTATTGAAGCATTATGAGAGACATTACAGCAGGCGTACAGACAGCCATTGAACAAACAGAAGTTGCTCCAATACTTCTATTCGAAGGCTTGTTTTCTTCTGGCTACGTAAGGATTTGGTCAGGCTATGGCGATTTGTCCTATGGCGGCAACGTTTGGATTGGAGTTGGCTCACTAGGTAGCGTCTCGGCAGTTCAGGAGACAGCAGAGGTGCAGGCCAACGGCATAACGGTTTCATTGACCGGCATTCCGTCTGAATTTATATCATTGGTGCTGAACGAATCAGAGCAAGGCAAGTCTGGCAAAGTCTTTATCGGCTTTATGGACGTAAACAACGCTCTGATTGCAGACCCCTACATGATGTTTGAGGGCAAGCTGGACATTCCAGCCATTGCCGAGGAGGGTGAAACATCTGTTGTAAGTATTACTTACGAATCACGCTTAATCAACCTGCAACGCCCGCGCGAAAGTCGTTACACAAACGAAGAACAGCAGCACGAATATCCAAACGACCTTGGCTGTGAATATGTGCCAGCCATGAAAGAAGTTACCCTAACCTGGGGTCGGGCATGAGAATAGAAGGGTGGGAGCGCATCCTGCAAAACAGGATTAACAACGCGCAACCTTTTGATTGGGGCACTAACGACTGTTGTATGTTTGCTGTGAGCGTCGTGGAGGCGATTACAGGCGTTGACTATGGCATAGCCTACCGAGGCTACAAAACCAAGCGAGGAGCCGCCTCAAGGCTGTTAAAGGCAGGTGGCGTTGAGGCCATAGCAACCAATGCGCTTGGAGAGCCAAAACAAAGAAAAATGGCAAGGCGTGGTGATGTAGTTTCGTT